AGATAAGTTCTTTGAACCGTCTAACCCACGCTCTTCAAAGTTTCAACCCTTCAAAACTTCGCACTCACAGAACCTTACTGACGATGAAGAACATCACTGACCTGCCCTTCCCCTCGAAAGGCGTCCCACAATTTCGCGACGCTCTTCCGATCCACGGACGAGACCCTGAAGTTCCGAACCCTGTTACTGACGCTTCGAATCGAATTATCGACTTCGCGCTCAGAAAGCACCTCACATCCGATGAGTTTGACCAAGTTGTCAACGGCTATCGACGTTCCCCCTGGAATGAAGACGCTCTCAACAAAGACATCGAGAAACTTGACTCTGATGAACACACTGTCATCAAAGATCAACACTACGAGAATGCAATCCAACACGTTCAGAAGCTCCTCACCCCAGAGAAGCCCCTTCAACCCGTTCATTTCGCAGATCTACGCAGATACAAATGGAGACTCTCCACTAATATCGGCGCACCCTTCGCTTCATCAAAACACTGGCAAGATTACGTAAAAGCTAAGTTCAATCACTTTCGTGATGGAACACCCTTTGAGAATATCGCACACCGCGATCTTTTCGTCGAGGCACACAAAGACTCTCAACCACTTGAGATCACCGACGCCCGTATGACGAAACACAATCTCTACACCGAAGCTTTCTACGTTTCCCGAGAAACCATTCACCGCATCAAAGATGGTGAGACCACCGACCGGTACGGCAACGACGCCCGCTACTGGAACACCGCATTCGCGAGACAACACCTCGTAAAAGCAGACGAAGACGACAAAGTTCGTTTAGTTTTTGGCGCTCCCTTTTCTTTACTATGTGCAGAACTCATGTTCATATGGCCTCTCTTTATTTTCCTCCTCTCCCTGAAAGGATCGACCGCATTCATGCTCTGGACGTTCGAAACTATCATTGGTGGCTGGTACCGACTTGTGAACTTTTTCACTACCTACGCACTCCGACACTCTACTGTCGTGACTGTTGACTGGTCTGGATTTGATCGCTACGCTCGACACACCGTTATCAAAGATATTCATCATCGAATTATCCGTCCTATGTTCGACTTTTCACATGGATACCATCCTACACGTGACTACCCTGACACGTCCAAGACTAAAGATGGACAATCCAACGAATGGAGAATCACTAATTTATGGAATTGGATGACCGACGCTATCCTTTCCACTCCCTTGCTCCTTCCTAACGGAAGATTCATCCGCTTCAATCACTCTGGAATTTATTCCGGATACTTTCAGACACAGATTTTAGACTCTATCTATAATCTAGTCATGATCTTTACTATTCTATCAAGAATGGGATTTGATCTTGACAAATGTGTTATTAAAGTCCAAGGCGATGACTCAATCTTCATGTTACTCTGTTGTTTCATTATGATTTCCACCTCTTTCTTTACGCTCTTTAAATATTATGCAGAATACTATTTTGGCGCAAAACTCAATGAGAAGAAGTCCGAGATAAGACCCTCGCTCCAAGACGCAGAAGTACTGAAGTATCGAAACCGCAACGGTATTCCCTACCGTGACCGGATTTCACTACTAGCACAGCTACGACATCCTGAACGACGCACTGACGTTGATTCTGTCGCAGCTCGTTGCATTGGTATTGCTTACGCAGCCTGTGGCCAAGACGCTACAGTGTACCTCATTTGCGAAGATATTTACAACTATCTCGTAAAGAAGTACGACGCTCACGCACGCCAAGGAGAACTAGATTTCATGTTTCGACATCTCGAACTTCATGATACTGTTCCCTCCGCCGCAACATTCCCAAGCTGGTTTGATACCATGGCACATCTGACTGATGGACCGCGGGACCCTGTCCCCTCCCATTGGCCAACAGACTATTTTATTGGTCTGCCTGGTCGTCTCTAGAATGAGACGAGTTTTATGTTTAATTTTAACATATGTTTCTAAAACAAAAAAAAAAAAAAAAAAAAAACAAAAAACCCAAAAAAAAAATGT